AGACCCACATAGTTTTCATTCAACTCAAGAGTAAAATGAACTACGTTCTTACCTTGCTTCATTGCTTCAGCACCCAACTTGGATAGTACCCAACTCTTACCACTACCAGCACAAGCTGTAATAATACCTAGTTCACCGGCTGCCAATCCACCATCCATAATTGTATCAATTTCAGTCCAATTGGTCTTAACACAATTACGACTCATTACACTCATACGTTTTTCAACGTCTTCAGTATAATCATGACCGATATTACGTTCCATACCGGCTTTCATTGCTTGATCTACAACATGTTTAATCTTGTCATACTGACCAATTTCAAGTAGATCCGCACTTTCAATAATAGCATTCTTTAGCTTTTGATTCTTACAGAACTCTAGGAACTGTTCCTTTACGAACTTTAGATCGTTATCATTTACCTTTTGGTAAATAAGTTTTAGGTTATCTACGATACTCTTTTTTAGAACATCGTCAGATACACTGTCAATTTTAATTTTGAATACCGTTAATGTTGGTAGATCTTTATACTCGTTGAAGTATGCTAGACTCTCTTTTAGAATCCACTTATTAGCATCGCTTTCAAAGAAGTCTACCTCAATAATATCGTTAATACGTTCGATAAACGAACGATCTGATATAAGGCATGAAATGCACTTGAGTTGAAAATCCCGACCATATTTAATTAACGAATCAATTACTTTTTTATTTTCCATAAAACAACTATACCACTGAATTTAGTGTTACTCAACTTTTATTTACCGACATTTTTTTATTCTACAAACGAATTTAGTTTGCCAAAGCATTCCTGTAACCAGATATGGTAATTTGGAATGTTGTTCCACATTTTATCTTCTGTAATTAGCTTGGAGAAGCTAATCTTATCAATCTTTTTGACAGGAGTATTGATAATCTCTTCTACACGAAGCTGTGTAAAAGATTGAATTTGTGTATTATGTAACTGCATTAATTCATAATTACGTCCAAGCAATAATTTATTATCCAATACAGTTTCATAAATCTTGTATTTGCTTTTATGATTCTCGGAATAATTATAAATTTGTTGTAAACATGCCTGATCTTCGTTAGCAAGAAAAGGAAATGCTTTCACAACTCTCTTTAAACCAACACCATCCAAACCAGGAATGTTATCACTTACATCACCTTCCATAACCCTATAAAAAATAAAGTTATTACAAGTAATGCCATATTCATCTAATATTTCTTTACACCCAAAAACTTTCTTTTTTGTTGGACTCCAGATTTTGATCTTATCGCTTGCCAACTGAAGGAAATCTTTGTCTGTGGACATAATTGTTACATTACTGTCCTTGAAAGTTTCTTTTGCTAGATAAGCAATTGTATCATCTGCTTCTATTTGATCAATTGCCATAACCGTTACAGGCAATGTATCTAAATAGTTTACAGTACGAATCAATTCCTTTCTAAAATTAACAGACTCAATCTGTGAAGAAGATAGTTCTTCATAATTGCGGTTAAGTCTAATATCAGTCTTTCTACCGTTTTTATAATCTGGATAAATCTTTCTACGTTTCTGACTACCACCTTTGCCATCAAATACAATAATAACTCGGGTAGGAGAAAGTAACTTAATTGCATATCCAATGCTCTTCAAGAAACCAGCAATACCGCCAGTATGTAATCCATCTTCATTGAGTGAAGGAATGGCCATAAAACTACGAATGTAAGTATTAAGGCCATCCACAAGGAGAATGTCAGAATTGGTGTTCTTTTGTAGACCATCATTTCCAACACCCTCCTTGATGTTTTCAAACAAGGAGAACAGTTTTTTCTTTTCAGATGAACTGAATCCACTCATGTGTTATTCTTCGTTGCCTGCAGTTTCTTCTGTGTCTATAACAGCATCCTCAATAATTTGACTATTAGGATCTTTATACTTCATGATTACAGCATCACAAATCTTCAAGTAAACTTCTTCACTCAATTCTTTGTCAGTCTGCATTACACTCACAAAGTCCTTGGATTGGAACTTCCATTCACTACCGTCGTTCTTCTTATATGTGTAATAAGCACCGCCTTGTTTTACCAAGTTGTTTTCTTTCAATACTTTGATCCAAGAACCATAATCTGCAATTCCACTATCAAAGTAAATATCGAAACTAGCTTGACGTTGTGGTGGTCCCATACGATTCTTTACAACCACCGCTTTACATTCGTTTCCAATAATCTCTTCACCTCTTTTGAGTTTACCAGTATTATTCAAACGAACACGAACACTACAATGATAAGCAAGTGCTTTACCACCACTAACTACATACTTGTCACCAAATGCCATAGCATTTAGATTCTGACGTAGTTGATTGGTAAACACAGTAAGTACTTTCTGACGACCAATCATAGTAGTAATCTTACGCATTGCTTTGCTGATAATAATAGACTTGCCAGTAGCATAACCATCTTTGCCATGATCACTTTCAAGTTCTACTTTGGTAGATGCTGCTGCTACAGAATCTACAATGATTGTAAGAATACGATCTTTGTTGCTCTTACGAACAATTGCGATCATTCGTTCCATCTGAGCAAAAATATCTTCAACGGTTTCACATTGAACATATAGTAACTTAGACAGATCTACACCAAGACTCTTCCAGAACTCAGGTGCAGCTGCGTTTTCAGTATCAATTACTACAGCAACTCCGCCCTTCTTCTGTGTATCAGCCACAACGTGTGCTGACAATAGACTCTTACCAGTACCTTCAAGGCCATTGAATTCAACCATCTTGCCAACTGGTAGTCCTCCGTGTGGACGATTGCTAATCGCTAAATCCAAAATAGAAGAACCTGTACTAATCCAATCAGTAATTTCTGAAGGATTGTCTTGTTCATCTAGGAAATGTGCGATTTTACCACCGTCTTTATTTGCTTTGTTAAGCTCATTCGCCAACATTTCGATTAATTCGTCACGTTGACCCGTCGTATCTTTTGTAACACTTTTCTTTGCCATAACGTATATAACTAGAAAGCCGGTGGGGTATAAAAACTCCACCGGCTTATTTTTATTTTTTAGGAGTTAAACAAATCATCAAATGCTTGTTCTACACTATCCTTACCTTTTGCTTTAGCAGCAGTTGGTGAAGACGGAGCTGGAACAGCCTTTGCTGGCACATCAAATGGAGCTTCATCATCTCCGTCAGATGGTGCAGCTGCGGTTGATACAGTTGCATCAGCTGATTCAGTATCTGGATTCAACCACTTATCCATAACTTCCTTAAGTTCTTCGTATGAGAGTTCTGGGAATAGATCCAAGATGTTTACTTGAGCCTTTAGTGCTTCAAGCAACTGACTGTTTTTTGGATCAACCGCAACACTCACATTTGGCTTAACACGAATGCTGGTTTCTGGGAAACTAGCTCCGCCTTCAGCTGTCTTGAATTCTACAACAATATCACGACCACTTGTTAGATCGGTAATATCACCGAAGTCAGGATCGCTGATGATCGATAAAAGTTCTTGATAAACTTGCTTACCAAAGCCCCAGAACTTAACTCCTTCGTGTTCCTCGCCACGTACAATTACAGGAGCAAATGTACGCATCTTTGGTTCCATCTTACGACCCATCTGCCAATCTTCCTTAGAACCAGTCTTCTTCAAACGGTTACTAAACTCAACGATTGGATCTGGGCGACCAAAACTATCAGGAGACAGATAGGTCTTGTTGTTGATGTTATAATGGAACTTTAGTTCGATGAACGGATTATCAGGTTCGTACTTATAAGGAACGATACGAACTACTTGTTTACCGGGCTTTGGTTTCCAAATCAAGTTAGATTTTTGATTTGTGTTTGAAAGGGAGTTCAAACGACTCTTTAGCTTACTAATGTCTAATGCCATAATTTATTTAATTGTTTAATTGTTAATTAGTTAATTATTTTAACCGAATCACTCGACTCGGTTTATAACCAACCTAAAATCAGTGTACACTAGGTACAAACTGAAATCAAGTCAAAAATATATATCAAACTTCGGAGATAGAAAACAGTTTTAATGGAACTATTTTTACACCAATTTCATTGGTCAAAATAATACTGTTTTTATATAAATCCCAATTTAATTGAAAACTTTTATCAAATGTGCCGTCATTTTCATCAGCAATTAACTTATTCATTGCGTTTAATGTATACAATGTATTTGTTTGCTTTTTACGATGTATGCTTATTGTTCCTTTATATCGATTAACTTGTTCACGTTTTTCTACATTGAACGTTAGATATAATTCCCGAAGATTATTTTCGTTAGCAAATATAAAGATCTTATTATCAATCAATTTATATTGTTGTGGTATTTCATTCAATACGTCTGTATATTGACTACTATTGGAGAATGTACAAAGCAGTTGTTTTTGTTCGTTCATAATGCTATTGATGTGCCTGATAATTTGCCATAAGGCATTATTAATATTCTGCATCCTAATAACAATATAACTTTACCCTTTTTAGTGTAAGAGAAATTTTCTTCTTCAG